AAGTAGTTCAGCAGAAAGCATATTAGCTAACTCAGTCTCTGCATCTAGACCGTGGATTGCTTTAAGGTCTTGAGCAAGTTCTGATGAGTACTCTGCTTTCAAAGCACGAGATACAGCAGTTACTGCTACTTTATCGATAGTGAAAGACATTTCAGCGATTGGGCTAACCTGAGTAACAGGATCAGTACCGTCACCGGCATGAGTTACTTGGTTAAGAACGCCTTGTGCTTCAGCATCAGCAGTAGTGCTACCGGTAGTGTTCTCGAATGCAGACAAGTCACCGTTAGTACCGTCGATAGTACCTTCACCAGGTTGTTTAGCGGCGTTAGCGGCATTTGCTACAGTAGCTTTACTTGAGAAAGTGCTGTCGATAGTGTCGAATAATGCTTCGTCACCACCATGTGAACCGTACTTAGCTTTCATAGCAAAGATAAGGCCAGTAGGACCAGTCATTGGCTGAACACCAACGATATCATATGCTACCAAGTTAGGCATTGCACGGCGTACTAGAGAGATCAATACTGGATCATACTTAGCTACACCACCAGTATCTGGCATAGTACCAGAGTGGTTAGTAGGAGTATCTTCTGATAACATACCAGTAGAGCCTAGGCTTGAGCCTTCTCTAATAGAAGCCTCTGTGTTTTCTAAAAGAGTTGCTGTAACAGCTTCTCTGTGTGAGTCAGAAATAGCGGGAAGAGCGTTATGCTCAAGGATCGGTGCCCACTTTTTCATTAGTTCTTCATTTCTCATTATGGTTCTCCTTTATTTGAGATTTTAACTTATTACTATTTATAAAATTTGTTATTTCGAAAAGCGGTTAAGCGACTCAGCATAACTTGCAATAGACGGATCTAATACAGGCTGTACTTCTTCCGCAGTCTCTTCTTGTAGAAGATCATTTGATTCTTCTTCAGCAACTGGAGCAGGCGCAGACTCTACGAAGTAGTTGTCTTTGATTGCTTCTAACTTCTTAGAGTAATCTTCAGTTGATTCAAAAGTAATACCTTCTGATAGAACACGCAGTTTTTCCGCTTGGGTGTCTGTTAATTCTTCAGAAACAGTTTTGAAAGTGGCTTCTAGATCGGCTTCTTTCTTCGCTTCCTTGATAGCCATCATTTCTTCTACTAACTCATTATACTTAACTTTAGACTCTTCTAGAGCAACTTCAAGTTCAGCATTGTGGTCAATAGTTTCTTGATCGATTTCAAGGTTATGCTCAGTTACTAGACCCTTAACACTCTCAAGAATTGATTCAGCAACTTCTACTTTGATGTTGCTTTCAACAGCTACTTGATTGTCTTCCATCCAGTTCTCGATTACATAGTCTAGATACTGGTCTACCTTTTCTACAATTTCTTCAACAGACTTTTCTACTTGCTCTTGAAGATCGCTTTCAAATTTTTCTTCCAAAGTTGCTGTTTCAGCTAGTACTTTTTCGTGTACAGCGGCTTCAAATACTGCTACAGCAGATGTTTTGAACTCTTCAGAAAGGTCTGAACCATCGAACAAACGCTCGATACCTTCTGCAATACCACCAGTTACACTGCCTTCTGGTGTTTTAACACCTGAATCTTTAGCAACTTCGCCTTTATCTTTTTTCTTTGCCTTTGATTTATCATCTCCACCTTCTGGAGTCACAGGATCGGCTGACATAGCATCAGTACCAGTTTCCTTTGCTTCCTCGAGGTCTAGATCAAGATCATTAACATCTTTTTCTAATTCACTCATTTAACTTCTCCTTTAAAGTAATTTATGTGTCAATATTACTATTTATAAAAAATTCTATTTTGTCAAAGAACGAACGAACTTCTCAAACAAAGCGGCCGCTTTAATCTCTAATTCTGCTGTAGAGACTTTAGCGGTCTGTTTGATTTCTTCTTCGATCTCGTCAAATGTGTTTGCTACTTCCCATGAAGAAGAAGCTACATCGTAAATCCAATCTACGCCTTCCATAACGCCCTTAACAAATGCGTCTGGTGCTGATGGATCAGCTACAATATCCCCTGCGGTGGCTAACATAAAGTCTTTCTGTACTTCCATGATGCCATTTTTGTTCTGCTCGATTGAACCCATGCCACGAGATGAAATACCAAGAGTACCATCTTCATCCATGATGTTCTTTACGATTTTGCCCATTGGTGTGTCCATTACTTTTGCACGACCAACGATGTTTGAACCATCTTGCTTCAGTTCAGTGAACAAATGAGATACTCTATCAAGATTAATCGTAGGACCTGCAGGATGACCAAGTTCGCCATATGCTCTTTTCTTCTCTACATATGTCTCGTTGTATCTTTTTACTTCATTAGCAAGAATCTCTTTTGGGTACATACGACCATTACGATTCTTGATGTCGCCTTGCATGATGATGCCTTCAATATAGTAGTCTTTACCTTCACCGTCTTCTTTGGCTTCAGTGATATATTGTACATCTTCAACGATTTCTTTGATTAGTAAACTCATATCTTCTTCCTATTTGCCTGCTGAGAATGCAAACTTAGCAACATCTTTAAATGTTCTGCTGTTGTCTAGCATCTTCAACACTTTTTGTTGATTCTGTTTGTTCAATTGCTTAACCATTGAAACGATCATAGAAGCAGTTGTCAGATCAACTTTTTGCTTTTTGCCGTCTGCGAACTTAACATCGCCTACGCTTTTCTTCTTAACGATCATCTCTAAGTCTTTTAGAACGCCTTCTTTATAGTAACCTTCATAATAGCCTTCTTCCAACTCGTCTTCATCTTCATCTTCATCAGACTCGTCTTTCATTGCCATTTTAGTAGCAGTTGCATACATAACATCTGTAGCACGGTCACCGTAACGATCTTTGAACTCATCCATTTTCTTTTTGAGTTCTTTTACAATTTCTTCTCTTTTTGCTTTTTGAGCATCTGTCATTTCTGCTTCAGATACAGTGCCTTCTTGTACAGACTCATAAACTTCTGCATCTTCGCCCTTCTGATGATCAGCAAGTCGATTGCCCGATACATCTACGGGTTCGAAAGCCTTATATCCGTCTGGAAGTTCTTTAACATCAACTAGATGCTTATCAATAAACGCCTTTTGCTTTTCTTTAGAAGCACTGTCGCCTAAATCTTGAAAATTTTCTGGATCAAGTAGACTAGATTCTGCTGTAAACTGCTTAAAAGATTTCATTATTGTTCCTTTTGTTATTCTGATTCTGTTGCTTCCGCTTCAGGCGTTACTTCTACCTGTGCTTCCATCTCAACTGGTTCACCCACTTCTGCGGGAGCGCCATACATCGAATCGTATTTCTGTCCGATAGCCGCTGTCATTCTATCTGCCATAATATTGTTAAACGATGACTCAAAACTATTTGCATCTTTGTCAATCGCACTCTTAATCAAATCACTAACACTCATGTCTATCTCCTTACCTTATTAAGTTATTTATAATCAACTATGTTAAAAATCGCCATCTTCGATATCGTCTTCTGCATCATTTGCATCTTCGTTATCTTGTTCGATCTCATCTCTCATCTGCTCGATTTCATCTTCGTTCATCATGAGAACATTCTTTCTTACCCATTCTGCTGAGTAGTACTTACCAACATAGTCGTCAATGTCTCGGAGAAGATTCAATCTTTCTCTCAAGACTTCACTTTCTTTCAACTCTTCAAAGTAGTTGTCTTGCATGAAATCATATCTGATAGAGGCTTGAATCTCTGCCCACTCTTCAGGTCTTATGATTCCCTTGAGTACTAACTGCTTCTCAAGAATTTTATCAAACAGTGTAGAGAATCGTGATCTCAATCTGTTGATAAACTTACTAAACTTAATCTCATCTCTAGATATTTCTGTTGCTCTACCTAGTGAGAATCCACTGTCTGACTCCATACGAGAGATAGGTACATTCAGAGCCTTAAATAATCTCTTCTGGAAATATAATACATCGTCTAGTTCTCCTAGATTCTGACCACCAGGCAATGTAGTGATCTCTGTACCTTTTCCACCTTCTCTTCGTGGCAACCAAAAATCGTCTGTCATACTCATGTGTCTACGATCATCTTTGACATCACCAGTATTTGCATCATATATTAAGCGATTCTTGTGCTTAGTCATCATATCTCGTAGATACTGTTCTGCTTTCATCTTAGGCAGATTACCTACATCGATATAAAAAATTCTTCTTTCAGGCGCTCTAGATATTCTGTAAATAACTACAGCATCTTCCATCATTCTTAGCTGATTCAGAGGCTTGTATGCTTTCTGTAAATGAGATATAACCAGTGTGTTATTCTCATTAAGCAAACCTGAATTAGCATTTACAATTGAGTCTTTAGCAATCTTCAAGCCTTGAATATCATTATTACCTGCTTGACTACCTATGCTATTATTTGTGTGTAGGAATCCTTTTTCACTATACACATAATACTCATTCTTAATCTCTTTTGTTAGAAACTTGCCGTTGGCTCCATTATCGCCAGTCTTCTTATCCTCAAATTCTCTAACTTTACGAATCTTTCTTGGATCGATGTAACGCAACTCTTGAATACCTTTTCGAGGTTGCTTAACATCAATCATAACATGGTAGTTGATTCTTCCGTCAACATACCACTTTTGAAATGTGTCGTAACCAGTAGAAGAAAAGTCTAACAACTTCAATACATTGTCAAACTCTTCTCTGATTTTCTTTTTGATGTTGTCGGGTTGATCGACCTCATCAGTAACGCATTCCACAACTTTTTGGTCTGGCGATATAGTTATCGCCTCATTCACGATGTCATCTATTGCCTGTGAAACCTCTGGTTGTTGCAACATCGATCTATACTTCTGTACAAGTTCTGCTTCTGATCTTGCACTTCCGCTAAGGTCAAGAAAACTGCTTGCCGCAGTTCCAGTTGCCGCAATGTCGATAGACCCTTCTTCGGCACCTGGTTGAATGAATGATGGAATATTATCCACATTCTTCTCACCTTTGCGCTTTATTTCAAACCCAAATAGTTCAGCCATATTTTATCCTCTAATTATGGGGGAGAGATAACTCTCCCCTTAAATTATCGTTATCAATTATACATTGGTGTTGCCGTCACCAGTGTTACCACCAGAGACATTCCACCAGTCATACGCAAATGTTACTTCAAATGTTTCGATTTCATCAACTGTGTTCCAATCCATAGTGATAGCACTAATGTTAGTTGGGAACAAACCGTTAAAGTTATAAGTTCTAACTGCTTCACCAGTTTTTGCAAACTGAGTAATCTGAGCCTGATTTTTATAATCAGCACCAGAAGTAATGTTACCTTCATGAGAGTTGATTGACGCCATCCATGCTTCCATAGCGTTACGAATCAAGAAGTCCTCATCGTTGATAACTGTTACAGTCCACTCAGCGAAAGTTCTATCGCCAGCAATCTTCACTTTACGACCAAAGTATGGAACTTCGATTACACCAAGTTCAGCCGCCGGAATCTGAGCCGCCTGTACCATAAACGGTGTCTTCAAATCACCTGCTCCATCGACAGGGTTAGTGATCGATACTTGGAACAGAGATGCTTTGGCTCCACCGAAGGTCAGTTGGCTTTTGATTTCATTTATATTGAAA